GCTATTAACCCATGGGGTTCGTTTATCTTCGCATACATTCTTGTGTTTGTGTGCCTATATTCAGCATCGTTCGGTGACCTAAGCGAAAAAGAAAATAAAAATTGACATGTGGTGATTTTTTTCTTGACAAACGATTTTGAATGATATATAAGAGTGATTGTGTTGATGAGAAGTGTTGTTTTAGCAGAAATCGCCAAAAACACCCTTTAAATGAGCATAATTTAAACCAGGACTAAATAACTTTACTATGACTAACACTTGTAACATATCGCTGAAACAGCATACACTTTGGGGACAATTAGCTCCTATGGGTATGGTCGTGGCAGCGTATAATACAAGCATTCGCGGCGACTTTACCCCATCATTGGAACAAGTGCCCGGTGGATAAGTAGACATAGTATAAACTAGTTTATTTAGGCCCCGGGGACGATAAAGTTCTTGGGGTTTTCCTTTTACAGTGCAAGTCGGAACGAGCCTGCAAAGCACTATAAAAAAAGAAGGGGCGGTGATAGGGATGAAATCTGCGGAGAGAACGCAGAGAGTAAAAACTTTCAGTAGAGGACATAGTGATCCTCTATAAGCGGTCAAGTCTGAAATGCCAGACAACATAGATCGCTTATCAACAAAAGGCTAACCTATATCAAGATTTACAAAACAGTGCCGACACCCAGTGGGGGTGCCCGTGAAGACCACACATCTTGTTATACACATACATTATTTAAGAACATGAGAGAAGAATACACCGCACCAGACTGCGAATCTGACTGTGCCTCAAGTGTTCTTTAGTAATTGATGTTTCATTGCCCTTTCCTCTAATGGTAAGAGAGCGGACTCTGACTCCGTCAATCAAGGTTCAAGTCCTTGGAGGGCATCCAAAATATTTGACAGTGCTTCGTTAAGCATATATAATACGCACAAGTTAACACTGCCCCGTGGTGCAATTGGTAGCACGTCGGATTTTGATTCCGCAGGTTCCAGGTTCGAGCCCTGGCGGGGCATCCAAATTAATGCTGTTGTAGCTCAGTGGTAGTAGCACTTCATTGGTAATGAAGAGGTCGAGAGTTCAATCCTCTCCAACAGCACCATTTCTTATTTGGTTCCTTAGTTCAGCTGGATAGAGCGTCTGTCTTCGAAACAGAATGTCGGGGGTTCGAATCCCTCAGGGACCACCAAATATCACGCAGCCATAGCTCAACTGGATAGAGCATCGGTCTACGAAACCGAAGGTTAAAGGTTCAAGTCCTTTTGGTTGCACCAGTTGGGGGAATATGGACCGGCGCCATATTCAGTGTCATGCGCGGTGGGGCTAAGACACATTCAGTTTCATTGGCTAATAGCATAATGGTAATGCACTTCGCTGTTAACGAAGGTTATGTAGGTTCGAGTCCTACTTAGTCAGCCAGTTTCTTATGGTACGTGTCCCGTTTAAATTGTAACCAATGCTTCATTGTTCGTCAATGGCCCATACTTGCGTTACAGCCATTCATATGCCCTAAGTGTTACGGTAGCACTCCTGGTTCCAACCCAGGCAGCGTGGGTTCGACTCCTACAGGGTATGCCAATTATGGTGTCGGTAGCTCAGTGGTAGAGCGGCGGTTTGTGGTACCGCATGTCGGGAGTTCGATCCTCCTCCTTCACCCCAGTTTCATGCACCCTTAGCTCAGCGGTAGAGCATCGCTTTGACTCAGCGAAGGTCATCTGTTCAAACCAGATAGGGTGTACCATTTTTAAGGATAATTTATGCCATTGCAAGAACCTCATTATCACGAAGATAAGAAGACTGGACTGTTAGTTCGTTGTATGAATTCGTGTTCAAATTTGATTACTGATTATAGATTTTGGATTGGCGTAACTATCAGCTATCCACTAGAACACTTTCTCTGGGAACATGTCTGGCCCTTCAAGCTAGTAATGCAGTTTCTCGGAATTTAACTTATGGCGGCGAGTGATACCCACTACAATAGTGACGAACAAACGTTACCGCTGCCCCCTTCTTATGCGCCCGTATGTATGGACTACCTTCCGAAAGTAGCCCCAGTATAGAAAAATAGCGGGCGCGCCATATCAATGTAAATAGATGAATGTCAGATAAGCTAAAAAAACTAAGAGAAGCCCTAATCAGCGAAAAGAAAGGCGCCAATCGCCCTAGGATTCTATCATCTAAGGTATGGCGAACAAAAAACGACACTGATATTACTATTCTTCTTGATACCCCCAAACGATTTGCATATTTAAAAAGTACCGAATGGGTAGCTAAGAAGAAATGGTGGTGGTCAATTTATTTTAAAAATAATAAAACTGCTAAATGCGAACTTTGTCACTGCGTAGATTCCGCTCTACAACTACATCATCACACCTATAAGCGATACTACGGCAACGAAAGGTATGAGGATTTAGTGCAGTTGTGTCACGATTGTCACGTTGTTCTTCATGGGTATGTAAAATTGTTTGGCTTCTTACATGGTAAAGGCGGCGGAAATAACTTATGGAATCTATCACATAAGTTTATTAATTCTGCTAAGAAACTGAAGGACCCTAAGAGTAAATTACCCTCTTGGCAAAAATCATCTATTAAGATGGTAGTAGAGCATCCTAACATTCAAGCAAAACTCAAGAATAAAAAATGGATTTATCCATACTAAGCTAAACAGTTGGAGTCGTGACAGAGCGGCCGATTGTGACACCCTGGAAAGGTGTTGTACCTGCAAGGGTACCGTGGGTTCAAATCCCACCGACTCCGCCAATATTATGCAGTTTAGACGAACGTTACGGTGGTGGAAGTGGATAGACACGCCGGTTTCGCAACTGGCCCTTGCGGGTTCGAATCCCGCCCGCCTAAACTGCATTTTTAACTTATCGCCTGCGCTGCTATGACATACTGTTTATATGGTTCTAGTAGCATGAAACATAATGCGGGCGGCCATTTCAACGGGGTATAGCGCAGCCTGGTAGCGCACTTGTCTGGGGGACAAGTGGTCGTCGGTTCAAATCCGGCTACCCCGACCACTTAAAGGAAATCATTATGAAGTCTGATTTACCCGACTTTAGCAACTACACGAGTAACCGTGTGTTTGAGGGCGTAAAGGTTCTCAAAGGTAAAGAAGCAGAAGAAACTAAAGCACGGATGAAACGTGCATTTGATAGATTAAAGAATAACAACGGGAAGTAGCTCAGGTGGGAGAGCGCGGCGTTCGGGACGCCGAGGTCGCAGGTTCAATCCCTGTCTTCCCGACCAGGTTAAAGAGGTACTCTCTATGAAGCGTTGCACAATAGCTTTGTGGAGGAAGGGGGACAGTGCAACTCCCCCGAGAGTTTAAGAGGTTAGAGCGTTGTGGGTATAGCTGTAAAAAAGCCGCTTATGCGATGATTGATTGGGAACCCTCACTCATTCCAAACTTTAGTCATTTTGTTTGCAAAGCTTTGTAGAGAACGAAGTCCTTTTACTTCACTGACTTTTCGTTTAAATGTTACTAAATCGCTGGTTAAGTTTTCATATGAAAAGCATTCATTGAACAATGCATTAACCTCATCCTTTAAGTGATAGTTGGTTATGAGTTCATTGTAGTTAAGATTGCTATCCTCAGTAACGCTTTGCTTCTTATCAAATTCCTTAGCACTTTCATATGTGTGCAATGTAAATTTTAAATTGTTCTCTATTATGTAACGCTTAAACTTAATATATGTATCAACATATTCTGCACCTTCTTTGATATTGCCTAAGGTCACTTTGCTTCTTAGCTTTCTTACGCCATCATACTCTTTGGCACCACTATTTTCTATATCATTTCGTAAATGATATAAATTAGTTCGGCGCGCTATGTGCCAACTACATGCTTGTTCAAAAAAGTCGTGGCGCTCAATTAGATGAAGTTCGTCATATTCTTCAAATCTAAAAACCGATGGGTCATACCCTTCATAAAGATTGCATGACATTATCTTAATGACAAAATTCTCTTTTTGCATAAGTTCTTCGGTAAGGCTTACTAAATCAGATTTGCCTTCCCAATTTAATTCTGTATAATACTCTCTGCAATATTCTGTTTCGCGGTGAAGTTCATGCAGATAAAGTGCTACTAAAGTGCATCTACTTCTGCCGGTGCTTACTACTGCAATTTTCATTCGTTTCTCCGTTATATGATATTTAACGTAGCAGAAACGTACAGGTAAAAATATTCGGGGCCTTAGCTCAGTTGGGAGAGCGTTTGTCTGGCAGACAAAAGGTCAAGGGTTCGATTCCCTTAGGCTCCACCAATACATGGCCCGGTCGTCTAGTGGCTAGGATACCTCCCTTTCAAGGAGAAGAAGCGGGATCGAAACCCGTTCGGGCTACCAAATAATACTGACAGCAGCAGTTTCTAAATGTAAATAGATACATGACTCCTAAAATAGAATTGTTGCTGTATGATAACACTGCTTTTAAACTGCAACTGTCTTTACTTAGACGAAGAATTGCAGTTTTAGTCAGCGGTGGACTAGATAGCGCACTGCTCTATTATCTCGTGAAAAAGCTTTCACTAGAAGATGATAGATACGTTGTTACTCCATACACATTAGAGCGACAAGATGGTTCTAAAAATCATGCACAGTTGGTAATAGACTACGTGCATGATACGCTGCAAGCTGACAGAACAACTACCAACTACATACCGATAGTTAGTACAGATAGTAATCTTCAAGTAGCAGAAGGTATGAGTGTAGTTCTAAAAGAACCTAGCAACATACTTTATATGGGGCATATAAAGATATTAGCTGAACATGCACTGCATGGTGTTCCTACTCCATATGTTCCTGTAGATAAGGAATTTGTAAAAAATCCTCTTAAAGATTTGACAAAGGCACATGTCGTTGATATGATAACAAAGTTGAATATTGAACAGCTTTTTCTATTGACACATAGTTGCGTATACAATATAGATGGTAGATGCAATGGGTGTAATAGGTGTAATGAAAGAGCTTGGGCATTTGATCAGTTAGGTTTGGTTGATCCAGGTATAAAATAAAGGTTGACATAACATAGTGAACCTGCTATAAAGAGAACATAGAGAGCGTCGGAAAGTCTTAGTTAGTTTCGCTCTCTATGCTCTTTGACATTGTGATAATTTTTGCACGGGTAGCTCAGTTGGTAGAGCATTTGGTTGAAGCCCAGAGTGTCGGCGGTTCGAGCCCGTCTCCGTGCACCAGATTTTACTCGTGTGTGTACGGTATGCCGTATGTGACCTTGCTCTATTCTCAATCCGAGCGAGAGTGTACCCGAAGGCCGTAGCAGTAGTTGAGAGAGACTACCAGTGACTTAATTTGAGATACGAGTCACGGCGAGTAAATACATTATGTTTGATGATGAAGTAACAATCATTGATGATGTTTTGAGCATTGAGGATTGTAATAGCTTGATAGACTATTACTCAAGTTCTCTGTTAGGAACAGATTACGGATATAACTATCCTTTCAAAGCGATTGTACCTCATTATACACGTAAGCCAGTAGATGATTTTATTAAAGAGAAAGTTTCTCTTATAATGAAACATGTACCTGACAATCTAATGGTTCAACGTGCCCACATTGAGTGCCGGCAGAATGAGCATATGGCTCACTTTGATATGCAAGCAGGTGAATGGGGGCTTTGCACTAGCGTTCTTTATCTTAATGATGATTTTGATGGGGGACACACGTTTATTAACAAGAGTAACGGGGAACGAGTTGAAGTTCACCCCAAACCCGGTAGGATTGTAGCATATAATGGTCATAAACTTGAGCATGGTGTTACACAAGTTAGTAACGGATTAAGATATACGTTGCCTATATGGTATACGATCAGACCACAAGATTTACCTAAAAGTCTATTGTGGTGGTTATAAATAGAGTTAACATGCGGATGTGGCGGAATTGGTAGACGCACCAGGTTTAGGTCCTGGCGATTCACATCGTGGGGGTTCGAGTCCCTTCATCCGTACCAAGTTTCAGAAATCGGAAGAGATAACATTCCGGAGTGTTATTTCAAGGCACACTATGAGGGTCACTTAACATAGAACCCAAACTGCTGAACCGATACTGCGCCGCCCGTATGCAGTATAACAATCCCGGGCCTAGTTTATTGCCCCGATGGTGGAATCGGTAGACGCGGAAGACTCAAAATCTTTTGCCTTCGGGCGTGGGGGTTCAAGTCCCTCTCGGGGCACCAATATTGCAGCGTGGTGTAATGGTAGCACAGGAAGTCCGAGAGTCCGGAAGGATGGGTAGGCATCAAGAGGCCAGGAGTTGGGTTCGATTCCCAACGTTGCATTTAGAGTTTGTAGCGTAGCTGTACGGTATATCCCAGAAGTCGCACGTACATACGGAAGCTGGGTCGCTACATCAAGTTTGTAATGGGTGTTGGAAGTAATAGTCACAGAGGCTAGAATGGCCGTTTGAATCTTTGTAAAGGGTGACGGTGCAAGTACGCAACATAGAAACCGCCTGACAACGACTTCAACAACGTACCCTACTGAGAGGGCCCTTTAATTTCTCGGTAATGCTGTCAATGTTGTGGTGACAGGCCCATTATAAATATATTCAATGCTCTATAAGCATTGCTGGCGATGCGCCGGATTCGTAACCCGGAGATAACAGGTTCGACTCCTGTATAGAGCACCATATTACTAAATAGTAATGTGGGAGACAATAATGAAAAAACTTATTTTAGCAATAGCATTACTATTCTCTTTCCCTGCACATGCACAGGTTGAGAGAGAAACATCAGGTTCGTTAGGTGGCACGATTATCAATGATGATAACATCGTACTCACTGGAGCCTTCAAACATGTTACTGACACAGGTCCTAGAGAATATTCATTTGAAAGTGACATTCTATACAAGAGTAGTAATGGCGTAGCTTCTAGAGAGCAGATCAACGCTTTTGCTAAGATCAATCAGGACATTCATCCCGACCATTATGTTCAAGTCGGTATTCGCTATAGACATGATCCTAGAACATTTGCAGAAGATCAAGTAGTTTATAGCATCGGACACGGGTTTAGAATCGTAAAGAACGATAGAACTAGAATATCTAATGAACTTAGTGTAGGTTACAAGCACGGTACAGGTGGATATAGCGACATAGTAGTTCGTGAAAGCTTATGGATTAGTCATAAGTTAAACAAGAAGCTTACTGTAAGCAATCAATTTTTGATTGAGCAGGGTTCAAGAACCTTCATTCAGAATAGAGCAGAAATAAAATACAAGCTTTCAGAGAAGACGAGTTTTTCAATTCAAGACTTGTACACGAAAGACTGGCGTGAAGATAACACGCTTAGTTTTGCATTCACATTTAAAATCTAATACTCCTGTAGCTTAACGGTAGAGCGGCCGGATTTATATCCCGGAGCCCAGATTAGGGGACGGTCTCGGTTCAAATCCGAGCAGGAGTACCAAATTAATTGCCCAGGTGGTGGAATGGTAGACACGCAACGTTGAGGTCGTTGTGGGCGAAAGCCCGTGAAAGTTCGAGTCTTTTCTTGGGCACCAGTTTTTTACAAGGCTGATAATGTATTTATAAATTATGGTTGCATTAAGTCCAATCATAGTGTATATAATAATGACAGTCTAAATATTTCAAAAGACAGGAGCATAACATGGCAGTACTAGCCTTAGACATATCGGGTATCCCGCGCACGTGGGTCTCCCACGACGAAGCAATTTCGTATCACGCAAAGAACCTGGTAGCATGGACTCTAGGTGATGTAGTTGCCAGATACCGCGGTGGTATTCAAAGCAACGGTGAGCAGAGTTATCTTGAGACTCCCAGTATTATCGCTGTTAAGGGTAATGGCTTTGATTTCAAGAAGCACAACAAGGTCATCTTGACTAACCAAACGTTGTTCGCTCGTGACCGTCATATCTGTGCTTACTGTGGAAAGCACTTTGTAAGCAAGTATGATTTGAGTCGTGACCACATTGTTCCTCGTTACCACGGTGGTGAGGACACGTGGATGAACGTTGTTACTGCTTGCTTTAACTGTAACCAAAAGAAGGGCTGTAAGTCTCTTAAGGAATCGGGTATGGAATTGAGATATGTCCCCTACGAGCCGAATCACTATGAGAGTTTGATTTTGCAGAATCGCAGTATTCTTGCAGATCAGATGGACTACTTGATTTCAGGTGTCCCAAAGCACAGTAGAATCTTGCAATTAGCGGCTTGACATTTATTTGTCAAGCTGCTATAAGCAGATTAAATAGTTCAAACAGTTCATTCCCTGATGGCGCAGCGGTAGCGCAGTTGACTGTTAATCAATTGGTCGTAGGTTCGAATCCTACTCAGGGAGCCAAATATTGCCCGTATGGCACAGCTGGTAGCGCAACTGCCTTGTAAGCAGTAGGTCGGCGGTTCGAATCCGTCTGCGGGCACCATACAAAAAAGGTTAAGTCAACGGCAAAAAACTGTTGACTTTTCCTTTAAGACATACTATATTGATAAAGAATTAGAGATTGGCCCCGTAGCTCAACTGGATAGAGTACGAGTCTTCTAAACTTGGGGTTGCAGGTTCGAGCCCTGCCGGGGTCGCCATTCTTTTTGTTTGAGGATATTAGTAAGTTATAAATAGTTTCATGGGGAATTAGCTCAGATGGGAGAGCGCCTGATTTGCATTCAGGAGGTCAGCGGTTCGATCCCGCTATTCTCCACCAAAGATAGGTTTGATACTTCCTCAAAAAGTATCTGGCGAGGGTGATAGCCCCACTGTCGTGTAGCGCAGTCTAAAATGCTACACAGAGTTTAGTACGGGGATTAGCGCAGTCTGGTAGCGCACCTGCTTTGGGAGCAGGGGGTCGTAGGTTCGAATCCTACATTCCCGACCATATATAGAGCCTCGTTAGCTCAGCGGTAGAGCAGGACCTTTACACGGTCAAGGCCGGCGGTTCAATCCCGTCACGAGGTACCATATTCAAGAAGAACTACAGATTTAATATCTGTAGTTTTTCCTTTTGTGATAAATATTATTTCGCTGTCTGACAGTAAAATTGAAACGAAAGGTTTTATGAGTTGGCTCAAGTTAATAAGCATGTCCTTATCACAGGATACCTAGCAGAGGCACCCGGCCCTGCATTCGTCCCCGCACTTCACGATTGGTTTCTCCGTTTGGTAGAAGCAGTGGATATGAAGGTGCTAATTGATCCTATTTGCGTCTGGTGTGATGATGAAGGTAACGAAGGCGTTACTGGAATGGTAGGAATCACTACTAGTCATAGTAGTATACATTTTTGGGGGAGCGAGGACGACAAGCCAGCTTTCTATAAGTTTGATCTTTACAGTTGCAAAGACTTTCAGCTAGAAGATGTTGCTGAAATGCTCAAGGAGTTCGGTACAACTAAGATTACATATACTGTAGTTGATCGCACAGATGATGAGCATCCGGTCATTGACTCAGGTGTAATTCACTTTTAAAATTTCGTGCAGGTGTGATGTTAACGGTAGCATGACGGTCTCCAAAACCGTTCGTCCGGGTTCAAATCCTGGCACCTGTGCCAAACTTTTTGAAAAAACTTCTTGACATTCATCCTAACATGTCGTATATTCAGAACATAGTCAAGCAATTGACTGTTCTTTGACATTGTTGATTTTTTTGATATACGCTGTGATGGTTCTTATAGGTTCGATTCCTATGCAACTGAGTAGCTGGTGTGAAAGGGTTCGATTCCCTTGCAGCATATATCAAAAAATCATTTGATTTTTTAGTTTGATATGCGAGTATGGCGGAATAGGTAGACGCCCGAGACTTAAAATCTTGTGTCCTTTGGACGTGCCGGTTCGAGTCCGGCTACTCGTACCAAGTTTATGAAATGGGGTTGCTACCTAATAGGCACGTGAGGAGTCACGGTTAGCTCCTCAAACACTTTTATTATTTGGCCCCTTCGTCTAGAGGCCTAGGACACTGCCCTTTCACGGCAACGACACGGGTTCGAATCCCGTAGGGGTCACCAATTAGAGAAAGAAAAGAGAATATGAAGAAGATCGCAACTATCGCTGCTATTGCAGCATTTACTACTCTCGCTGCTTGCAGCAAGGAAGAAGCACCTGCTGAGGCCCCTGCAACTGAGGCGCCTGCTGGCGCTGATAATGGCGCTACTACAGAGACTGGCGCAGAATCAGAAGCTACTGTTTCTCCTAACTAAGTCTCAAGGAGCCAATCATGAGCAATGTAATTCATGTTGAGTTTGGTAAGAAGAACGTTGTAGAACAACAGGGAGTGCAGGAAATTCCGCCTAGTCTCACTGCTTATCTAGACAGTTTGCGTAAACAAGGTGTTGATGATGAAGATATCCTTGACACTATTGACGCAATCAACGATGTGGATGCATATTTTGCCGCAGACGATGAGGTAAAAAGTTTTGCTGATGGTTGGCTCCATCAGTTTCTATAAAGTTTATGCGTAGGTGGGTGAGTGGTTAAAACCAGCAGACTGTAAATCTGCCGCAGCAATGCTACGCTGGTTCGAATCCAGCCCTGCGCACCAGTTTAAATGCTCTTGTAGCTCAAAGGTAGAGCTGGCCGCTCATAACGGCTAGGTTGTGGGTTCGAGTCCTGCCGGGAGCACCATCTTTCTTGTGGATAATCGCTCTTAAATGCTGTTTATTTGCGTTAATGCATAAATAGTATTAAGGAGACGAATGATGAAATGTCAATTCTGTGAGAGAGAAATCAGTAATAAGGGTGGTTTAGTAGCACACCAAAATTCTTGCGCTGCTAATCCTAACAAGATTACTAGAGTACGATCACCTAATGCAGGTGCTAAGAAGGGTATAGTTCCTTGGAATGCTGGTAAAAAACAGCCCGAAAAGGTACTAAAGCGTGTAATTGATGCAGTAGAGTCAGGCGCATTATCAGCGTATTCAGAACCTGCTGCTAGAAGAACAGCGAAGTATTATCTAATACATACCCAGGGGCATAAATGCAGTGAGTGTGGTATAACAGAATGGATGGGGCATCCTGCTCCGTTAGTTTGTGACCATATCTCAGGTGATAGCACAGACAACAGAATTGAAAACTTTAGATTGTTGTGCTGCAACTGCGATTCGCAACAGCCAACATATAAAAGCAAGAATAACGGTAAAGGTAGAGAATACGACCGTTCGTACAAGCAGAAAAAGTCTGCTGTCTCTCCCTCTACATAAATATTAACACGGAAGCGTGGGCGAGTGGTTTATGCCTGCAGTCTTGAAAACTGCCGTACTCTAAAAGGTACCGTGAGTTCGAATCTCACCGCTTCCGCCAACTATTAGGAATATAAATGTCTTACGTACTGTTTTTAGATGATGAGCGAATGCCCGACAAAGTTGATTGGGTTCAATTCCCTCGGTACGAGACAATCTATATCATTCGTGGCTATGAAGGCTTTGTAAAGCAAGTAACTACGTATGGTGTTCCTATGTTCGTTTGCTTTGATCATGACCTTGCTGACCAGCACTATGTTGCAATGCTTGCAGAAACAGAAGGCAAAGAAGCCGATTATGGTCCTGAAAAGACTGGATATGATTGTGCTAAATGGTTAGTTGATTATTGTGCTGACAATGGCTTTAAGTTTCCCCGATACGTAGTTCACTCTATGAATCCTGTCGGTAAGGAACGAATTGAAGGTTATATTGAAAACGCTAAACAGCATCTAAATATATAAAGATACGGAGAGTTGGGTGAGCGGCTGAAACCACCTCATTGCTAACGAGACGTACTGTAAAAGGTACCGAGGGTTCGAATCCCTCACTCTCCGCCAAGTTTTTTGAAAATAACGGTTGACATTCGTCCTGAATGTTGATATAACAAATCTATAAAGTTTAATGCATCGGTGGCAGATTGGGAATGCGGTGGACTGCAAATCCGCTACGCAAGTGAAGTAGGTTCGATTCCTACCCGGTGCTCCAATTAATAGGTGAAGTATGAAGAAGATTGCTATTGTTCTTGTTTCTATGTTTGCTCTTACGGCCTGTTCTGCTAATAGGCAGGATCAGTCAGCGGATATGATGAAAGTTCAGGGTTCTCTTCCCGCAGGTTGCACGTTGCACTATGCAGGAGAAGTTCGTGTAGAGGGCTTTCGTGAAAGTCGTCCTTCTCGTATTTTCTTCACTGTCTGCGGTAATACAGTAACTACTAGCGAAACCCACAGCGATCCGCAGGGTAATACTACTGTAGATCAGAATGACGTTACTGTTGTAACTAATTAAAAATAATGCGCTCGTAGCTCAGGGGTAGAGCACCGTGCTGATAACGCGGTGGCCGGAGGTTCAAATCCTCCCGGGCGCACCAAAAATAATGTGGACCCTTAGTTCAGTAGGTAGAACAACGGGCTTTTAATCCGTGTGTCGCTGGTTCAAGTCCAGCAGGGTTCACCATTTATTTCTGTCTAGCTTGAAGCTCGTTCTTGATCCACTCTTTAGCGATGTGTGATTGGGGAGGAGCTCCTAGCCATTTGTCCATTGACTTCTGAACATATTGAATATCAGGTTCGCCTCTGTTGTTGTCAACAATGAAGAATCTATTTCCAAAGATACTCTGCAATTGACCTAAACCCTTCTGCACTCTAAGCCATGTATCTTTAACAAACTTAGGATCAATCTGTCTACCGTAGTCTTTTCCGGGTGTTTGTGATCTACGTGTAGTGCGTTCAAGGCTAGTATCAAGAGTAGTGTTCACGAATACCATAGCAGTTTCGTAACCTAATTCTTCAAGCTTTGTTTTAACATCATTCATGACATTTGGGTTCTTGCCGGTACCGTCAATGATCAATCCTAAGCGACCATCAAGATAGTTTTGCTCTCTCATTCTATATTTTTCCCAAGCAGCAGAATAGTCTTGCTCGGCATCGCCGGTAGCTTTTTGAGACTGTCTTAGGTAGTTGTAGAAATCATCTACATTCAATGACTTGAGACCAGTGCCAGCAAATAGTTTATTAGCTATTGTGGTTTTTCCCGAACCGGGTGATCCTGCCATAAAGACAGCTTTGAAAATATTCGGATCGTGAACGCCTTCGTCTAGAGGCTGAGAGAATTCGTTAAAGCGCATAATGTATTTAGCATAAATATATTAATGAAAGACCTACTAGAACAATTAATGAAACTTGATGAAGCACCTGTAAAGCCCGGTGAACGAAAAGGTATTTCCTTCAAACTAAAGAAGCTGGAGAAACTTAGTAACCAGCTTGACAAGTACAAAAGTTCATTGCATAGCATGAAGTACATGGATCTTCCTCCTGCACTCGAAAAGTCTAAGGTCAATGACAGACCTGTTAAAATGGACAATCTGTTCAAGGCTCTAGCAAAGAACTGCAAAGAGATTATAAAGGTTTACAAGGAACTCAACAGAAACAACTTTGAACGAGAAAAGTTTTTGTTTAGAGGGATTAGATCAAGTGACGATGCATTGTATGGTAAACCGTTTGAATCACGTAAACCCAAAGATAGCAACCAAGACTTGCATGAATTAGTCAACGGAACCATCAAACACTTAGGTTTTGAAGCTAATAGAGAAAACGCCATGTTTGTTACTGGTGATAGAAGCCAGGCAAGCGGTTATGGACATTCATTGTACGTATTGTTTCCAGTAGATGGATTCAAGTTTACATGGAGTAAAACAGTAAAAGATTTGGTCCTAGACAATAATAAAAGAAGGGACCTGTTGGACCAAGAAGTGGTTCCTAAACTTAGAGAAATGGTAAAGAAAGCCAAGGCTGAAAGCAAAGATCCATCTACATTTCCTGTATATAACCCGGACGATTTGTTCTACAGTGGATATGAATATGATCGTGACTATGAAAGCGTATCTAGTGCAATTGATCAGGGATTGTTACCCGAGGAAGCACAAGATTTATTAGACAATGTTTTAACTAATAAAAGTATTCAGGAACATTTTCAGTTCACTGATCAAGATTTGTTTAGTGCAATTCTCTCAGAAAAAGAAATCTATGTCAGGGGAAACTACTATGCTGTTAACATTGAACATAGTAGAGAACTATTCAAGTTCTTAGAGCAAATTAATACTGATAATGTTGAGCTTCCAGAAAACTTTGGTGAAGTTCCTAATATCTTGGACAAGGGTGATGTTGTTAGAATACTAGCTGGAAATCATCAGGGTAAGCTAGGTACGATTACCTATGTATATGGTGACAAGTACGAAGTGTTCTTGACTCAAAAGACCGGTGACATTACTATATCAAAAGATGAGGTAGAATTATACCATCTACCTGATGGATCAATTCCTATCTATGAAAGAGACGATAAGATCATTGTTTCTGATCCTGACAGTAGATTATACGGGACAGTTGGCACTGTTAATTTTGTATATGCAAACGGTAAGATTGAGATAGTTGATACAAAAGGTAATCATAGCACTGTATATAAGAATCAACTAGAGAGCTACACTCCCGAACGTGATGAAGAAATTCAAAAGGATCTTGCGGGCAAACCTCCTGTTATTGAAAACAATGATGATGTTGTTGTTAGTGATGCTGATAGTGAATACTACGGTGAGCGCGGCCGCGTAAACTTCATCTACAGCAGTGGAACTATTGAAGTCTATCTTCCAAAGAGAAGCATGTATGTAGACTTTCAACCCAATCAATTAGTATTGCTAAAGAACGCACCACCTGAATTATTGAAGAAAGTACCGGGTGAGTATCACTTAGGAGATGCAGTCAAGATTACTAGTGGTGAGTACGCCGGTAGTTCTGGTAAAATTACATATCTATACAGCAACGGTACAAAAGCAGAAGTAGATATTGGCACAACACGAGCAGATGTGTACTTGTCGGATTTAGAACACTTTGACCAAGATTCTTCTGATTCTACTAATGTCATTAAGGTCGGAGATATCGTCAAAGTTATCAATGACGAGTCAAGCTACTATGGGCAGTCTGGCGAAGTGATTGAAGTAGGAAAGAATCCTAACGGAAAAGAATGGATTAAATTCAAAAGCCTCACCATATCAGATGGCGTTAAAACTTTCATTGACTGGGTCCAAAAAGTAACCGATGAAGTAGAATTTAAGTCAGGCGACAAGGTAAAGATTGAATATAATCAAAGTTTATACAACGGCAAAGAAGGTACAGTATCAGCAGGTCCTGATGAAGATGGTGACTATAAAGTTGTAGTAGGAAAAAACATTACATATGTCCCGGCCGGCGGAATGAAAAAACTTGAGCAAGATTCTACTGCTGCTTCTGCATTTGCAATGGGTGATAAAGTTAAAATATTAGATAAGTCAAGCGGCTTCTACGGCGACATAGGTGAGATTGAAAGCGGGCCTGATAATGACGGCGATTAGACAGTTATCTTTAACAATGATGAAAATGAGTGGTCATATTTTCAGCCAGACGTTTTAGAGAAGGTAGGTAAACCACAAGAGCAACCAAAGTTAGCTGAGGGCGACACAGTTAAGATAACTGGCCCAAGCGCATATAACAATAGTTCATTCATTGGATATACTGGAACAATTACCTCAGTATCAGACGATGGTAAGTTTGCTGGCGTTCGCATCAACTACGGCGATGAAGATAATATATTGACATATGACACAAGTAACTTATCAAAGACTGAAGGACCTTCACAACCAAAAGTTACCGAACCTGTTGCTCCTAAATTTGAAGTCAATGACAGAGTTGAAGTTGTATCAGAGTTTCCAGGACTAATAGGTATGAAGGGGAAGATTACGCAAGTAAATCCTAACTATGGCTTTGTTAGTGTTTGGCTTGATGGTAACACCGCAGCTAGTTCGTTCCCCGTATCTGCACTCAAGAAGGTTGATGCAAACGACCCTACAGAATTTCATTTAGGTGATATGGTTGAAGTAACCAACGACTCTCTAGCTTCATATGGGCAGAAGGGCAAAGTCACTGACATGGATGTTACTATGTTAGTGGTTCAGGATTCTACAACCGGCGATGTATTCTTCGCAAAAAAAGCTAACGTCAAAAAAATAGGTTGACAAGCTCCATCTAAACGTGTATAACTTATAATTAAAGGAGTTATACATGCAAGTTAAAGACAGGCTTTTAGGTTCATTCTTGGGCCTCGCAATCGGTGATGCTGTAGGTACTACAGTTGAGTTCCGTGCCCGCGACACATTTGAACCTGTAACTGATATGGTAGGTAAGGGCCCGTTCAATCTTCCCGCAGGATATTTCACAGATGATACTAGCATGGCATTGTGTCTCGCTGAAAGTCTGATTGAACATCCTCAGCTTGATAGAAATGATTTACTGAATCGTTTTAGCAAGTGGTATCGTGAAGGAGTGAATAGCCCGACCGGTCGCTGCTTTGATATTGGTGCTACTACTAGTTCTGCAATCGTAAATTGGGAGACTACCGGTAGTGTATTGAACAACACTGGTTCTTGGGACGCAGGTAATGGTTCTATTATGCGCCTCGCCCCTGCGGTGATCAAGTATCACACTGACAATGATATGGCAATTGCTACTGCTATCATGCAGGGCGAAACTACACACGGCTCTGTAGAAGCCTGTGACAGTTGCGATTTGCTTGCTAGGGTGCTGTTGACTGCATATGTCACTGATGATAAGAACGCAGTATTGAACATTGACCCTCAGGATCATTGGGCAGATAGTGTTAAGAACATTCTCACTACACTTGATGTATCTCGTGATGAAGTCAAGAGTTCGGGCTACGTCATTCATACGCTTCACGCTGCTCTGTGGTGCTTCAAGAACACTGATAACTTCCGTGATGCTATTCTGCTTGCTACTAATCTTGGTGAAGATGCCGACACTGTAGCAGCAGTTACAGGGCAAATTGCAGGTGCTTTCTATGGTATGTCAGGTATCCCGATCATGTGGCTTGATAAGCTTTACGACACAGCACGTTTTATTGAATTGGTAGATAAGTTAACAAATGAATAAGGTAATTTTTTTAGATATTGATGGTCCAGTAATTCCCATTGATGTTCCGGTATATGAAAGCGTATACCGCACTACATATAGTTCTAACTCAATTGCATATTTGAACTTGCTGTGCGAGGAGACTGGTGCTAAGGTTGTTACTAACAGTATGCACAACTATGAAGACTGGATGGGCGGCGATCTTAGAGAAGACCTAGTTGAATGGGGACTTGATGAAAAGTTTGTTCATTCTAACTGGCGCACAATCTTTCCTAGGATTGACTACAGTAAGGTAAACAGCCCGGTACGTGGCATCGGAAGATTAGTTGCGATTGAGGATTGGATTAAGCATCACGGTGACACAAGTTGGGTATGTTTTGATGATAGAAAGTTTAGCGACATTGCTAATCTAATCCACATTGAAGATGGGCTGGGAATTAAAGAGCATCATTTTGATTCGGCTCTTGACATATTGACTATGAACTGATATAAAGAATGAAAGGAGAAGGTTATGGGCTGGTATGATAATCATGTGACTGTTGACGAAATGCTGAACCAAACCTTCACCTCGGTTCGTGCAACTAACGATACAGTTACGTTTGAAAATGATGAAGTGCGTTATGTACTTTATCACGATACTGACTGCTGTGAATCGGTGTACGTAGAAGAAATCATCGGTGATTTGGAAGACTTAGAAAACCTTCCGCTGTTGATTTCTCGTGAAGATACTAATGCAGAAGATCCAGGAACCTGCAATGGCGAAAGCTATACGTGGACGTTCTATAACTTCGCAACCTACAAGGGTTATGTGACGATTCGGTTCCTTGGTGAATCAAATGGTTACTACAGCGAAGAGGTCTACTGCCGAAAGGAAACAGTATGAATATTATCGTAGATTGTGAAGCGTCAGGTCCTTGCCCAACAATGGGCGACTTGATTGAATTTGCGGCAATCGCAGAGAATGGGAAAACTTTCGTATCTGACAAGTTTTCCCCTATCTTTTCCAATTTTGACCAAGGTGCATACAACGCACTTAAGTTGACTAGAGAACAGCATCAGGAGTATACTGGTAGTTTTGTCACAGAAGCTAAGCGTTTCAGTGACTGGCTATCACAATTTGATCGTTGTGTTTTTTGGTCTGATAATCCCGCATTTGATTGGCAGTGGATTAACTGGTTGATGCACACTTATGAAGGTAGAAACCCTTTTGGATTCAGTGCTAGACGTATCGGTGATCTTTATGCAGGATGCAATAAGAATATCAGGGACCATACGTCTTGGAAGAAGTTTAGAATCACTAAGCATACCCATGATCCGTTAGACGATGTTCGTGGAAACATGGAAGCGTTTCATCATATCAGAAAAACTTTCAAAATCTAAAAAAATTGGTTGACATTGTTTGCCCATTTTGCTATAACAAATATATAGCAAGGAGATAATGAAATGACTGTCAAGCTTAAGAAGATTGAACAAGAACTTGTCAACTACATGCAGTGGACTCTTGAACACCGGGGTACCACACAGATTGATGTTAATGCAGACGGTCGCATTAAGCGCAGTCTTGCTAAGCAGCAAGCCGCGTTGTCCCTTGTTGAAAAGGGTGTTGCTAAGCTCGTGAAGCGTTGGTCCTACGAACAGCCCGATTGGCGCTGGGGCCCTGCTATCAAGCACAAGTACGATGTAATCACAATTGAACTTGTTTAATTTTTCGGTTGACAAGCAACAAGAAGTATTGTATATCTAGTATATCAAGTGACGAGAAGCCCCGAGTGGGATTTCGTATATTGCTGAATTGCTAGGTGTCCTGGCTTCTTGTTGCTTGTAACGATATTTATGGACGATTAGCTCAGTTGGTAGAGCGCGGGACTCTTAATCCTTAGGTCATAGGTTCGAACCCTATATCGTCTACCATTTTTAATGTAGGGTCCTGGGTAAGACGTTAAACTGCCCATCCATTTTTAAAGGAAGTAGTTATGCAAGTAATTCAAGGAAACAAGGGTGGTCTTATTAAGGCATGGATCGACGGCGTGACCGTTGAGGATCAAGCCCGCGCCCAGCTTGACAATATTGCTTCTATGCCCTTTATCCACAAGCACGTAGCAATTATGCCTGATGTTCACTGGGGAATGGGTGCGACTGTTGGTTCGGTTATTCCGACCAAGAATGCAATCATCCCTGCTGCGGTCGGCGTTGATATCGGTTGCGGTATGATGGCGCACAAGACCAATCTTCGTGCAGAAGATTTGCCCGACAACCTGTTTGGCATTCGCTCTGCAATTGAAGCACGAGTGCCGCATGGTCGTACTGACAATGGTGGCAAGAATGACCGTGGTGCATTCGGTGTTCCTTCTAGCGAAGCTGCACTTAAGTTTACTGCACATGCGGCTGGTCTTGCTGAAATCGTAGCTAAGCATCCTAAGATTGGTCAGGCAGCAGAACGTGCGCCTCATCACTTAGGTACGCTCGGTTCTGGTAATCACTTCGTAGAGATTTGTCTTGATGAAGATGATTACGTTTGGATCATGCTGCACTCAGGTTCTCGTGGTATTGGTAACCGTATCGGTTCCTACTTCATTGAACTTGCGAAGCAGGATATGCGTAAGTGGTTTATCAATCTTCCGGATATGGACCTTGCGTATCTGCCGGAAGGCACTGATCACTTCAACGACTACATGCAGGCAGTGTCTTGGGCACAGAAGTTTGCTCGTAGCAACCGTGAAGTAATGATGGAAGCAACTATTGCTGCTATCCGTTCAGTGATCACGAAGCCGTTCTATAGTGAGTTGATGGCAGTTAACTGTCACCACAACTATGTATCGCACGAAAAGCACTTCGGTGAGGACGTTCTTGTTACTCGTAAGGGTGCAGTGTCCGCTAAGAAGGACGAAATGGGAATTATCCCGGGTTCAATGGGTGCAAAGTCATTCATCGTTCGTGGTAAGGGTAATCGTGAATCGTTCTGTTCGTGTTCACACGGTGCAGGACGCTCTATGAGCCGTACCGAAGCGAAGAAGCGTTTCACTCTTGAGGACCATATCGCTGCTACGGCAGGGGTTGAGTGCCGAAAGGACGCAGACGTTATTGACGAAACGCCGAAGGCGTACAAGGACATTGATGCAGTTATGGCTGCACAGTTTGACCTTGTAGATATCGTGCATACGTTGAAGCAGGTAGTTTGTGTCAAGGGGTAAAACTCTTGACACAACACTGTGGCCCGGTCGTCTAGTGGCTAGGACACTTGGTTCTCAACCAAGAGAAGCGGGGTCGGAACCCGTTCGGGCTACCATATAAAGGAGAATAACATGCCAGCTATGACATTAGCTAAGTCAGGCAAGCGTTATACTCACGAGGAGTGGATCATGATGGATCCTCAAGAACGAGAACTTCTCTTGAGTAGACATGGACCTGCCTACACAGACGAAGCTTGGAAAAATCATTACGGCAATCGAAAGCCAAGAAAATGACTAAATGGATTGTAGTATCTAAGACTATACCGATCAACGGCACGCCATTCTCGTCATGGCCTGATGCTAAGTTCTATTCCGAAGAAGAAGCATTAGCACTTGTTGAGAAAAGAAAAACGCTACGTCCTCAAATGGACTACGTAGCAATTAAGGTAGAGTCTGATGAAATATAAGATGTATTGCGTTTTCGCAAAAGAATCTGTAGACAAAATTAACGGGGTTCGTGGTAAAATGTGTACGCAAGCAGGTCATGCTTACTTGCATACTTTCATGAACGCTATGGCAGAGACTCCGGAGCTTGCTAAAGCTTATCTAGACAGTGGACACTCATTCAAGATTACCTTGATTGTAGACACTGTAGAGCAGCTACAGGAGCTTCAAAAAGCATACAATGACGTATGCGCTACACAACTAATCACTGACAAAGGATTCACTGTCTTTAAGGAACCTACTACGACTTGTCTTGGTATCGGTCCACTAAGTGAAGATATGATCGGTGAAGATTTAAAAGCAATTAAAACGTTTTGTTAAAGGAAAAACCAATGATCTACAAATACACATTATATGGCAAAGTCCATAATTCAGAACGAACAGTTTCATGTTCTGCAAGTATTCCATCAGGACTTACCCAAGCGGAGTTATGGGAACGTGTTATGTCTTTTTCAAAGGCATTTGATTTAACTAAGCTTGAATTGTCCTAACAATAGAGTGTCCTCGTCGGGGACACCAAAAAAGAATGATAGTAAAAACTATCAAGTAAAATATTAAAAGGAATTTGAAATGATTAAGGGTACACGAGTATTGATGGGTGAACAGGCTTCTCGTTATGTGTCTATGATTGACACGCTACGGAACTGTCTTCATTGATGCAGGCTTTAGTGAAATAGTTCTTCCCGTGCTATGGGAAACTGACACTTGGATTCAACGTTCAGGTTCAGAAATACAGAATCAGTTGTGGAACTTCAAGGATAAAGGTGATCGTGAGGTCACGTTGATTCCAGAAGCTACTGCAATGATTCAGCAGATGTACGAACAGAATTGGAAGAATTCACTACCCAAACCAATCAAACTGTTTTATGTCACTCGTTGCTATCGTTACGAAAGACCACAAGAAGGTAGATACCGTGAGTTTACTCAATTCGGTGTTGAGATTCTAGGTCCTGGCGATTATGAACAAGAGGCAAAAAATCTCTTGACATTATGCTTGAACGGTAGTAATGTTGAATATGAGTTTGATGAAAACGTCAAGCGAGGATTGAGTTATTATTCCCGCGATGGATTTGAAGCTAGGTGTGATATACTTGGGGCACAGAAACAAATCGCTGGTGGAGGCACTTATCCTCAAGGATGTGGATGGGCAATAGGAGTTGACAGACTGCTACTTGCTTTAGAGAAACAAATGGCGCAGTAGCTCAGATGGTCAGAGCGTGGGTCTCATAAGCCCGAGGTCGGTAGTTCAATTCTACCCTGCGTCACCAAAGCTTACCCAAAACGATTGACTATCGTATTAGAATACATTATAAGAAGTATATACAGAGTTTAATGGCTCGTTAGATCAGTTGGTTAGATCGCTAGCCTGTCACGCTAGAGGCCACGGGTTCAAGTCCCGTACGAGTCGCCATTTTATAGAGGAAAGAAAAATGCAAGTTTCACTACGCAAGGCAAATGCACTTCAAGTTTTAATCAACGAAGCCCTCAAGGGTTTGGAGTTTAAGGCTGATGTTAGCATCAACGAGTTCCAGACTCCTGCAACGGAGATTGAACTTGCCAAGCAGAAGTTTGACCGTAATGTTCAACGCCGTTGGAATCTAATTGCCGCGCTATATGACATTCGCACTAAGGTTGCCTCTGCTAATGCAGAGAACAACATTGACAATCTTCTTGCCGATCTTGCCCGCATTGAAAAGGACCTCGTGTTCTTTGCACCGTTTGCTAAGGCAAATGTTCAGACTGACCTTAAGGTCATCGGCGGCAAGCTTGAGAAGATTGCTAATCGTGATGGTGAAAGCTATAGCTTTCATTCAAGCGAAGTAAGCACTTCTATCTTCGCTGATAGTGATTTGGAAGATTTCCGAAGCAATCTTTCACTTGCTAAGAAGAAGAAGCAAGCATTGCAGGATGCATTGCTTGAAGCTAATGTTCGCACTACAATCGAACTTGCTGCTGGCACTGTTGCAGTTCTCAAGGCTGAGGACATCATCTAAGAGTTTGGTAGCGTCCTTTTTGACTCCATCTTGAGGACGTTACCAGGAAGAGAAAGAGAGACGAGAGTAGACACCCTGGTATCGGAGATACTGTGTAGCACAGGCGCTTGAAACGCTCCATAATAGCATGACCTAAGCTTTATTCAGATTTGTGAGTTGCCGCTTAGAGATACGTTATTTTTGCAGCTTGTGTAGTGTTTAGTGTTTATAGACTTTGTCCTTAGGGCGGGTCGCTGTGTATTGCATTGTCTATCACTTGCTTTTTCTCTTCCAAACTTTTTTCACAAATAGGCAAAAAAGTTCTTGACATTAGCCTGATATCTTGTTATAAGAGTATATATCAAGAGCAATTGAAAGGACTTACATATGTCTACTCAACTCAAGGGCGTCACTGGTAAGACTGGTGAAGTTTCTATGGTTCGCTACTTCGGTGGCAAGGAAGATGGTAAGTGCGTTCAACTGACTTTTAAGAAGCCGGAAGAAGAACGTAATCGTCCTGATTTCGGTTATTGGTATCTGCAAATGAATAAGTCGCAGGCGCTGGAACTGGCTGCTGCACTGGTTGAGTTTGCTAACGATACCCGTGAAGAAGTTTACGACTAAAACTTTTTTCACAAATAGGCAAAAAAGTTCTTGACATTAGTATCAAGAATAAGTATAATGAATTTATCAAGACGAGAAATCGTCTTAGCTCTTTGAAAATTGAATTAAGAATTGGGGGCATAGCCTCACTAGGGTAGCAGGGAGTAATCTCTGTCAAAGCAAGAAAGCCTACGCACTTGCGCTTGTAGCAATACAAGTCCATCTATGCAAGCCTGAACTAGCCGAAAGGCCCGTCTGACGAAGGCGGTAGGTAGTAAGTCAGGTATGTCGTCCGAAGGGATAGGCTACAGAGCCAAATCGGTGAGTAGCTAAGAGGGTTGGCGCCCTCACGATGTGCAGCCAAACTGACGAGTACTGAAAGTTAACAGGTAGTTATTGAGTCTGACCCTGCAAGGAAAGGCGAGATAGCAATACAAACGGTGAAAGAGGACACTTGCTCTGGAATCGTGAAGTATGGTTGAGTAGCCCGCAAGGCAAAAGACATGAGGTGTGTTGTATTTTGTAGCTAACAAGCTATGAAGCAACTGGAGCAGCACATCTTGGTAGGTTTCGCATTGTAGCTCATTCGGTAGAGCAACATTTTGATGTAATGTAGGTAATAGGTTCAACTCCTATCTATGCAACCATAAAAAGCGAAAGACTGCTCCGGTAACATGTGAAAGACGCTTAATACCACAGTCGCAAGGCAATGTGGTCTACGGAAGCCCGCAAGGCAGAAGTAGTTGTTCGGAATGAAGGCGTAAGGGTTTAGCGACTCTGAACAGCCCGCAAGGCTGACGAAAGAATGACTCGTCAAAAAAGGCAGCGTTGAGAGTTACTAACTGACCGTAAAAGGCGTTAGTGGATAACGAGTCAACGGTCCTCGCAAGGGATTCGGTACAACTCAAAGACTCTCGTTTAAGGCTGTAATCTCAGGCTTTGTAAGAAATAGACTAAATAATATTAGACTATTTTGATGAATACACTAGAACGTGCCCCTAGTAGCAGTAGTGAATCAAGGGCAAGATGTTGAGTGTGTTCTTCAAAATAGTTTATTGTCGTGGGGTAGAGGAGTCAGGTTGTCCTCGCTGGTCTCATAAGCCGGAAATCGTCGGTTCAAATCCGACCCCCGCAACCAGTTTTAAGCGGGATTAGCATAGTGGTAATGCTCCAGCCTTCCAAGCTGATCAGACGGGTTCGATTCCCGTATCCCGCTCCAAATATAAAGGGATTGACATGTCAGTTACATACGAATGGGTTATTGTAGATTTGCAAGTTGCCCTACTACACGATTCAATGGTTGACGTTGTAGTAGCAGTGAATTGGCGATATCAAGGAAACGATGGGACTTGTGTTGCTAATGTATACGGACTAACTGAATTAGATCCTGCTGATCCTAATGATTATGTCCCATTTGATCAGTTGACCTCTCAACAGGTGATAGATTGGCTGATTCTAAAATTAGGGCAAGAGGCAATCACTGGATTTCAAAATCAGATTGTGACCGAACTAGCAAATCATAACTATACTGTAGTAACTAGGACGTTAATATAATAATGCGGGAGTAGCTCAGGGGTAGAGCGTCACCTTGCCAAGGTGAATGTCGTGGGTTCGAATCCCATCTTCCGCTCCAAATTTAGGTGAGATATGGATAGGAGTTGTGATGGCTGCACAAAATGCTGTGATGGTCATCTTACTGCAAATATATATGGTTATGAAATGGGGCCAGGGAAACCCTGTCATTTTGTAACTAAAAACGGTTGCAGCATTTATTCTAATCGTCCATATGATCCATGCAAAGGCTTTAAATGTGTATGGAAACAAAATTCAATTGTTCCTGTAAGTTTTAAGCCAGATGTTGTTGGTATGATAATGATCAACAACGTACTAGACGATATTCCTTATGTCTATATTGTTCCTGCAGGAAAAGAAATATCAATTGATGTTTTAGACTGGGCGGTCAGTGCAGTAATATCAGGTGATGTACCTCATATCGTGTATCACAAGGATACTAAAGTCAGAGTTATATCTCAAGATCCTGTATTTGTAGACAAATACTACGCATATATTAATGCGAAAAAGGACAATAACCAGTCTGCATAAATACATTATGCTGATTATTTCATACCAGGGTATATATGACGGGCAGAACTTTGAAGATGCCAACACCCCGAATCAGATAGCAAAAGCTTTCAATTCGGGGTTTTCCTGCATGGTTGATGTATGGAGATTTGATAACAAACTCTATCTTGGCCAAGAGAATGATTGGATAGAAGTTACTGATAGATATTTGCAGGGCGTTCGTTTTTGGTTGAACTGTCAGAATCAAGACGCATATGACTATCTATTGGCACAGCCCAGAAATCTATATCCAAACGTATTCATATTCAGTAATGTCGCTACGGAGGCGAGTCCTACAGTTTCTACCGGTGGTCAAACTATCGTTCCTGGAAACGTACCTATCAATAACACCAGTATTGTCTATCTTCCTGAAATCGTTGATCGTGGATTGATTAGTACTGTAAAATTGCGCTGCTACGGCATCGCAAGTGTCTATTGTACATTCATACGCAGAATGCGTAATGAAGGTGAATGGTACTAAAGATTGATCATGCAATAAGCATTGACGCCGTTTTCACTAACTTCAAACTCACTAGCTAACGCAAACCCTGCTTTACTGTAGGTGGACCAGCTTGTATCTTTTGGATAGCTCCAGCACATAACCGCACCTTCTAATTTGGCTTGCTCAATCGTAGCTTTCAATAATTCTACGCCGATTCCCCTACCACGATATTTTTCAAATACATATAATCCTCTAGAACGATAGTGTTTGTTATTACACATGTGCCCGCTGTTTACGCCAGCTATCTCGTTATCTACCATATATGCGAAGAATGTAGGTGTGGTCTGCATGTTTACTAGATCATAACCTTCCAAAAAACACATTGCGCTATTGGGCGTGATTTCACTAATTCTATTTGGCCAAAGATAGTCTCTCCAAATAGGAAGTATCTGATCAAAGGTTATTTTCTGTGTGAGCATCGTGTGCTATTTATTATAGCTTGCTTTAGATAAAAGATAAATAGAAGTATGCTAGAGAAACTTAAACACCGACTTGAACATTTGAGGGAATCTGCCAAACCTCTCTCAGAAGAAGAAAGAAATGTTAGGTTTGATGTTTGCCTGACATGCGAACACCTTATCCATTTGACTAATCAGTGTAAGAAGTGTGGTTGCTTTATGAAGGCTAAGACATATATACCTTCTGCTGAATGCCCGGTTGGTAAATGGGGTAAGTTTGTAAGAGAATATCAGGATAAAAAGGATTAAGGTTAATGCAACAATATATTATTGACTTTGTTAACGGCACTACAGAAGTTGAAATCAATGAATACCTAAACGCATGCGGTGCAACTGTACTTAAGACATTCAGTGCATTTGAGCAGGTAGTTTTGGTAGAATGCGAATCAGAGCCGCCCGCTAGTGAAATTGTAGAACACATTAAGGATGATGCTGACCACACCAACCACATTAAACTATTAACCACAGTCCCGGTTCAACTTCCTAGTTTATCTGATGAAGGCGCCAAAACAGTAACGCTTTCTGATCAAAAAGATTGGTGGAAGGTATATAGTGCATCTGTAGTAGACCTAGACGCTGAGACTTACCAGCTACCACTAAGTGGCGCCGGCGCCAATGTTTATTTGATGGATAGCGGTATTACACTGGATCACCCGGAGTTTGACGGTGCTGATATTGATCTACTATACTCACTGAATGATGATTTTGTAGATAGAAAAGGACACGGTACCGCACTAGCCAGCCTTATCGTAGGAAAAACTTGCGGTATCACTAACGCTAAGCTTAAGGTAGTAAAAATCTTTGACAAAGATGTTCCCACAAAACTAAGTGATTTCTTGGCTGCGTTGGATGCTATCTATACCGATTTCTCACAAACAAATGCGTATGGTGTTATCAATTGTAGTTGGGAAATTGAAAGAAATGAATATGTTGAATCAAAATTAAGAACTCTTTGGCTTGCTGGCGCCCAGATTGTTGTTGCGGCAGGCAACACCGGCACCGATGTTGGAAACGTTACTCCGGCAGCAATGGCAGAGGCTTTGGTTGTGGGCGCATATAATGCCTCACTTTCTCCATGTGACTTCTCAGATTATACCGGCGCGCAAGCAATCAGCGTAACCGGCGGAACAGTAAATGGCGGTAGACTATCTGGTTGGGCTCCCGGAGAAAATATTTATGTAGCTACCTTGACCGGAGAATATAGTTTTGTATCAGGAACCTCAGTTTCCGCCGCAATCCATTCAGCTATTTTAGCATATAACGCTACACTCCCTACTTTTAGATTTGATGATGACATTGACAGTAAGTTTAACCATTCCACTGTTAATAGAATGTCTTTCTTCATCAAACACAATTTATTGCTTTTAAATGATCCTAAATATGAAAATTCACCTAATTCAATTAGCACACTGATAACCGGTTTGATTGATCCGTATTCTAACATTTCTATGGATCCTGAGTTATTTGCTGCTATACCTGTAGGAATGGTTTCTCGTTCCGTTATCTTTAATCCACTGACAGTGGCGTCGATAACACTACATGAACCGCTGCCATATAATTTTACCTTTAATGATCATGGTATATTAAGTGGATATGTAGAATCTATTGAGAGTGAAAGAGAAGATTATTATATTCCTATCACTATAACCAATATTGATGGTACAACGGTTGATGCTGAACTAAATATTGCAATATTGAACACGCATACAGTAGATAAGTATCCGTCAGATCCTAATGTTATGATTCCGTATGTACTCAATGGAAATTGCAGTGGCATCGTACCGACCTTCTGTTCAGGAAACCCAAGTGCGTGTAATGCAGGCGGATGCGGTTTCCCAACAAGTTGTCAATGCGATTTCAATAAAACATTAGATTGCCAATGCCTATAAGCATTATCTTTTCTTTATGATAAATCATTGGGCAAAAGTAGAAGGAACTGTAATTGATTTTACAGTTCCTTCTTTTAAAGAAACAGTCAAAAATCCGTTACACGCTGCTATTGAAGCAGTTGATGACATAGTAAAAAATTATCCACCTCCTTATAATCTTATGGTCAGTGGCGGGCTAGATAGTCAGGCCATGTTGTATGCGTGGAAAATGTCAGGACACCCGTTTAACGCATACTGTTTTCGGTACAACGAAACGTTCAACGAGCATGATATCAAGACGCTTCCTATTTTTTGCGAACAGGAAGACATTTCATATACCATAGTAGATTTTGATTACTTTAAGTTTTTGGAAGAAGAATACGATAGCATAGCAAAAAGATACAAATGTAGCAGTCCTCAAATATCCATGCATATAAGAATGGCAAGCCTCATTGAGGGTACCTGTATGTACTCCGGAAATTTTCTAAATATGCAGTCAGCAAGTTTAACGTATGCTTTGTTAGGACTCTACAGATTTAGTCAATCTTCGGAAGGAAAAAACATTGTACCTTATTTTTTCCTACATACACCGGAGTTAGCATATAGTTTGAATTTTTTAGAGTCTTCCAGCGATACTAAAGCTAACCTTAGTACTTCACATATAACGTATGCTTATAGGGTTCATCTTTACCAAATGGGAGGGTTTCCGGTTATACCTCAAACAAAAAAGTTGAATGGTTTTGAAAAATTTAAAGAACACTATGATAGTCATGATTATGTTTTAAAAGATTTCAGAAACAAGATGAAGTGGTACAATAAACCAAGTCATAGACCATTTGATTGGTTATTTCGTTACCCATATGAAGACCTCTTCGGAGAGCCTGAACTTAAGTTTATTCTAAACAACCTCCCCTATGTCATAAATTAATACTTGACACCTTACCCAAAATCTAGTATAACAAATTATAGAAAGGAATTACTCATGCCAGCAGTTTTTCTGACCAGCGACACGCACTTTGGTCATGCCAACATCTGCAAGTTCACCAACTACGATGGTTCGCCTGTTCGTCCCTGGGACTCTGTTGAGGAAATGGACGAAGAAATGATCAAGCGTTGGAACGAGACCGTGGGTCCTAAGGATAAGGTCTATCACTTGGGCGATGTTGTTATCAATCGCAGAGCGTTGGCAACACTAGACCGTCTTAACGGTGATAAGGTTCTGATTAAGGGCAACCACGATATCTTTCCGTTGAAGGATTATGTGAAGTACTTCCGAGACATTCGTGCATATCATGTTATGAACGGTATGATCCTGAGTCACATTCCTGTAAGCAAGGGAAGCATTGCTCGTTTTGGCACTAACATTCACGGTCACACTCACGGAAATCGTGTAATGAAGACTGTGGGTATATGGCCCTTTAAGAAGCAAGTTATTGATCCTGACTACTTCTGCGTTTGTGTTGAACAAACAGACTTCCGGCCCATCTTGTTTGAAGACGCAATCCAGCGTATCAAGGATCAGGGAGGTCAAATTGGTTTTAGAAATGGTAATGGTCCAATCATTGATTAAATAGTTGAATGAGCGTTACTGTTAGATTTCCCAAATACCAACAGCCTGACATAGAGAAAGCCAAAGTTGCTACTTCTTTGTGTCAGGCTGCCTCTTTATATATTTCCCTGCCAAATAATATCATAGTTGAGTTTGTAGATTTGGGTCACAATGCGTATGGTGAGTCCACACTGACATTCAATAAGGAAAGCAAGGTCCGTATCAACCTACAGCTATCTACTAAAGAACTGATATATCCACTAGTACACGAGTTACTGCACTTGAATCAGATACACGAGGGTAGACTGTCAGTAACGAGATTTGGCGACTGTGTATGGGAAGGAAAGACGTACAAGCTGAATCAATCTAAAATGTCATACAAAGAGTATACCCGGCTTCCTTGGGAACTTGACGTAACCAGCAGAGAACAGCAACTTTTGGCTAACATACTGCAATAAACGGTTGACACCACTCCCCTACTATAGTATAGTGAATCTTATGAACGATGATGATTACGGTTGGATTAAACAGATTTTCGCCCAGCGTATCTATGGAAAATCTGTGGATAGTATTTGGATAGATGAGGCAAAAGACATGGGTTATTCATATTCTAGAGGTTACTACAAGGATACCCGCGGTGATGAAGTCGCTACTGCGGTTCTTGAAGCATACTCTAAGGGCGTTGAATTTGACACCTTGCTCACTAAGAACAAGCAAGTGCGTACCTACTGGAACCAAATCCAATCTGAAAAGATTCGTGCTGAACAGGCGAGAGAAAGAGAACGCCAGCGGCAGGCAAAGCTTGCTGAAAAGCGAGCCATTGAACAGGCTAAGCGTGAAGAGGTTATGACCAAGCTTACTCCTGAGGAGCTTGAAGCATTTGGTCTTGTTAAGAAGCCTAGAAAGGTTACAAAGCGATGAACGAAGATACTGAACTACAGATTGCTCCCGAAGTTTATGAAGAAATCCTTCGTAACACTGACAAGAAGAACTATGTCAACCAAAATGAACGTATTCTGCGTAAGACTATGGTTGCACTAGTTAAGTCAGGTCATGCTACCTTCTTGTTCCTTCGTGATGATGAAAGCCGTAACTGGTGGGGCAAGATTGTAAAGCAAGCTAATGCTACTGTTGAGAAGCGTAGAGAAGCTTGGAGAATCTACGAAATCAAGAAGAATGCGTGGGACCGTCTTAGTGAAGAAGATCGCAAGATTCTAAAGATTCGCAAGCCTACTATGCCTAGAGGACCGAGGGTATAATGAATATGTTTGTGCTTTGGCTAGTTATTGCCATCCTTATTTTTTCTGGTTTGTTATACCTTATCGGAAGACAAACTCATCCTAATGAGGATGATAGGCCAATGATAATGTTTACTGCTTTTATAGCATCCCTAATTTGGCCTTTGATTCTCATAGTAGGTATTGTTGCCGCCCCATTCTATCTCCCATATAAGCTTGGAGTTAAGCATCGGGAAAAGGATATAAACAAAAAGCGTACTTGGGAAACGTTGAAGAAGTAACATGCCTAAACCGCTTCCGGAACACAAGGACCTTTTGGGTCGCATTCTCAACGTAGGTGATTATGTTGCCTATCCAGACTCTAACCAACTTAAGATTGGCAAAATTGACAAGCTTAATCAAAAGATGGTTAGAGTCACGACTGGCAAAGATTGGAGACCTACTACCAATAAGTACCCATCTGATACTACTAAGTTAGACGGTCCGGATCTAACTGTCTATTTGTTGACACGCGGAACATGATATCTAAGTTAGAAACTATTCTGATTTTGGCATTAGTTTCGCTACTATGGCTAGTTGGTTTGGTTATATTCAGTCTTTACTGGATAGCAATTTTGTGTTATATTACATTTAGTGAATCAGTAACAAGGATAAGAAAATGGTTGAAAATATGAACGTTTATGAACCCGATCAGCACACTCTTGATAATGACATTGAAGTGTTTCGTGGCTGGCTCAAGGGTGTACTCACTGTGCAGCCAGCTACTATCACCTTCACTAAGAAGGATGGTACCGAACGTGTAATGAACTGCACCCTTCGTGGTGATATGCTTCCTGTTGTTGAAATCAAGGAAGACAAGGCCCCTCGTAAGCAGAATGACAGTGTTCTTTCTGTGTATGATCTTGACGCACAGGGCTGGCGCAGCTTCACTCTATCGTCGGTAAAGCGGGTAGAATTTGTTATTGACGGCGAGTAAGCTTACTCCTCAAGAGTTCTCGTTTTTTAGAGCCCTTCGTAGATCGCTTAGCAGAAAATTTGGCTTGATTAATTGCATGTCTATTTTTTCTTCTATCAAGCATATTCTTAATTCCGAGAATAGTTTCATCTTTTATGATATTAATGGAACCGTCGCTGCCCTCCCCAGATTCCGGTATTAAGTTTGCCCACAGCTTGTTTTCTACTACATTCCACAGATTACTATAGTAAAGGCCCCATTTTTTGACCTCTTCGTTGGTTTCACATTCTTTTAATATAACGGTGGTAACATCATATCCGTGCTTTTTTATATGTTTAGACCAATAAACACCCGATCCTTTATACGTAAAAGGATTGCGAGTTGTCTTGCCTAAATATTGTAATCCAGTTACATTGTGAGTTTTTTTGTATAAGTAAATAGTCATAGCTGATGCTCCTCGTAAGCGTTAGAGTAGTCGGAGAGGTTAGAGACTCGCGGACTACACTATTATTTATTCCTGGAAAACGACAGGGCGTGTGTCTTTCACGATGAGTGACGACTAAAACCGTAATATAAGTATTTTATACCAGCCCTTAGGGGCTAAGTATATATGTCAGTTGTGAGAATTCTGACAGAGGGCTTGACATTCAAGCTGTTTTGATGTAGTGTGATATTATGAAAAGCGAAATTTTACATATCACACTAGGACGTAAAAAGACGAGAGCCTTAGAGTTTTATGCTCATGGTACTCCCTTTAAGCCTAAAGCAGTCAAACTTAAGACTGCATACAAGCGTAAGTCCAAACATCAAAAGAGAGAAAGTCAAGCTTACATTGACTGATTATTTCAGTTAATTGCCACATAGTGTTCACGTAGGACATGCATGACCCTATCATTGATAGGGTCATCCTATTTTAACACTATTGGAAGTGCTACTTTAGTAGATAGATAAGGTGTCCCGTAAGAAGGACTAGACAACATGCCTATTGTATCATAAAGCGGCCCAATTAAGGAAAAATAATGTTATATTCTCAATCTAACGCTACCATAGACGTAGCAAAAACTTGGAAAGTTCTAATTGCCGCACTTTCTGTAATTTTCATTTGGCAATTTATTAACACATATACCCCTGCTAGTTTAATGCCTAGCGCAAAGGCGCAAGAGGCTACACAAACTACACAAGTAGATCAAGCAGCTACGCAGATTGAACGTCCTAAGCAGGAACCTATACAAACCCCACAACAGAGATTTATGGAAGAATGGAGAAATGCTAAGTTTCTATCCATTGTTGACACGCCTGATAAGATTAGATATACAGAAGAGGATATGTTCTGCATGGCAAAGAACATTTATCATGAAGCTGGTAATCAAAGTCGTTTAGGTAAGTTTGCTGTTGCTCAGGTAACTATCAATAGAATGAAGCACCCTCTTTGGAGAGACACTATTTGCGGTGTCGTATTTGAACCTTATCAATTCTCCTGGGCCAATAATCGTAGCATTCGGTGGACTACTCCGCGCTCAAGTGAAGCATGGAGAGAAAGCAGAGAAATAGCCCGAGAAGCACTAACTCACGGCTTTAGGGTAAAGGGACTAGAGGATGCAGTGTATTATCATGCAACCTATGTGAGTCCAAATTGGAGAAATGTAGACCGACTCGTTAGAATCGGTGCTCATATCTTCTACGAACGAGCTTAATAAGAAAGGTAGGGTCTTAACCGACTCTACCTTTTTTTGTGGCTGGCATCTTTTTGGTTGACATTGTTTGCCCATTTTGCTATAAAGAATGTATAGCAAGGAGATAATGTTATGGCGTTTTTCACTATCGTTGGTATGATTGTTTCGGGTATTGTTGCTCTAGCAATTAGCGCACTGATTATCGCTCTAGTTATTAACTTCATCGGTTATCAGAAGGGCGCTCGTAACATCCGAGATTATCTCTATTACGGTGAAAATCGTAGTCAGTGGTTTTGGACTAAGCATGGTGCTAAGCTTTGGCTCCGTTCTTTCCGCAAGGGCGGTGGGTGGTTCAGCGAGACTGCTGACCCCGAAGATGATAACTACGATCTAGAAATCTATGAAAATGGTAAGATCGTTCGTAAGCCTACTCGCTATCCCGGCTAAAAATATTTTGCAAAAAGGTCACTTTTTGGTTGACAAAGGTGCCCAAACTTGTTATAAGAGTATATCAAGAACGAAGAAAGGGTTTACAAAATGGCTTACGTTTCGCAGCAGATGAAGGCAGAACTCGCTCCCGCAATCAAGTCCATTCTTAATAAGTATGGCGTTAAGGGTTCGCTTGCTGTTAGCAATCATTCTACTCTCGTTCTCAATATCAAGTCAGGCAAGATTGACTTCATCAAGAATTATAACGATGTTGTTGATCAGCGTAACGCAGGTGATCTTCGTCAGGGTTACAAAGCTGACGGCTATATTCAGGTTAATCCTTACTGGACTGATGAACATTTCACTGGTAAGGCTAAGAAGTTCCTCGCAGAAGTCATTGCTGCGATGAAGGGCCCGAAGTTCTTTGATCATTCGGATTCTATGACTGACTACTTCCATGTCAGTCACTACATTGACATTAACGTGGGCAAGTGGAATAAGCCCTACATTGTTACTAAGTAAGAAAGGTAAACTAATGCATACTTTTTGGGTTATGATTAAGAATTCGTCCGGTATGCCCATGCGGGTAGAACTACAGGCAGAAAATAACTTCCGAGCAATTGAACTTGCTAAGGCACTCTATGGCAGGCAGTTGATTTCAGAAGGTGCGAATCTCATTCGCTAAAAGTGTTTTGGGCACTATGTCAATTGACATGGGTGCCCATACCTGTTATAACAATAATGTGTAATTGTACACAACTTTTAACTAACTCTTTTTATGGAGAATAATATGACTTCACAAACTTTTAAGGTTGTCGGCATTACCGAACACAACGGTAACGTTAAGGTTCGTTTTACGCATGACATGGTCCGCCGTGTCAAGCAGTTTAGTAAGGGCGGCGCAAGCCGTATTGACTTTATTGAACTTCCTGAGGAAATGACCAAGATTGATGCTCTCAAGTATATGCTTACTTGTCGTGAGTTTTCGTCTGAGGATGATCAGGCAACGATTCTTGATACTCTTGCTGACAAGGAAAAGGAAGCACGTAAGGGTGAAGTAAAGGTCAAGAAGAACATTTCTCTTGACGCAATTAAGAATCGTCCGCGCAAGGACGTTTCTGTTAATGACATTTTGGAGGCAGTAAATGGCTAAGGCTAAGAAGATTGGCGACAAGCTTGCTAAGGTTGGTGAATGCGTCAACGTCTATTTCTATGACAACGCATACATGGTTGAAGCAAACGGTCGTGACAAGAAAGATGATTGGTGTTCAGTCAAGCTAATGTGCAAGGACCTTGATGAAGTTCAGGCACTTCTACTTGAAGTAGAATCACTTCCCCGTGATAGCTAAAAAGAAAGCCCCGAAAGGGGCTTTCTTATTACCAGCTAGTTGTTCCTGAGAACTTAGCCCAAGTGTTCGTAGACACGCATACATAGAGATTTCCACCACTATCATATGCAGCTTGTCCTGCTGTTCCTGCGCTTGTATTTGCAATAGGAGCAGTAGTCCACTGTACTAAGTTAGCGAAAGCAGGACTACCATTAGAGAAGTTGATCTTTAGTGTATTAGATGGTATAGTTAGATTTCCAGAATTGTCAAACTTCCACTGATTCACACCTGAATAAAGAGTGATGTTTCCGCTTAATCCTCCTACGTTTGCGATGTAGTGACAGTGCCTTCACCTGAGATTATTGAAATGTCTCCGCCGATATTTCCACTACCGGAGCCAAGTGCTAGGTATGCACCGTTATTGCCATCGGTTCCTGAGTAAATCTCTAGGTTACTAGTAGAATCAATAATACCATTTGCTGTTGAAAGCGATATATTTCCAGGTAGTGTCAAGTTACCATCAGTATCAAACGTCCAACTATATTGAGTATTGCCGACTACGTTAGACCAAATCTGAAGATTACCATCAGACGCAACTTCACCATCATCAGGGTAAATCTTGATTGCGCTACCACTAGAGCCGGTGAATATAGTATTAAGAGCCGTAATCTCAAGATTAGCAGGACCTGCTAAACTAACATCTTCTGACAAGATTCTTGGGCTTGCCCCACCACTGATAGTTAAGAAAGGATCAGTGTTGCCTGCTACATCACGTGGGAAGTTCAAGTTACCATTTTCGTCAAATGTCCAACGAAGGGCTATGCCATCACTTTCTTTTGTGTTTTCAATGTAGACTTGAGGCTTATCTATTAGATTATCTTTGAAAGATACGTTTAGACGAGAAGCCGCGGTATTAGATCCTGTGATACTATCTTCAACATATAGATCCCATACACCTGCTGTTTGATATTCTACTGTTTTAACATTGGCAAATGTTGTAGTGAATTGCAATGATGTGTTAGAAGTTATATTACCTGTAGGGAACGTTGTAGTTCCGTCATTACTAAATGTCCAAGTGTTGCCACCACTGTGAATGTATAAGTTAGGAGCACTACCGTTATAATAACCTACTTCAAAACTTGAATCTTCACCACCTAAGAATATATTAGCATATGGTTCGTCAATGTTTGCGCCCGGTGCTCGTAAGTGAATATGTCCAGGAGCAGTTGGGTCAAGCACTAATGACTGTGAACTATAGCCAGAGTCTGGTGTAAAGATCATCGTACTGACATTTGGATTTAATGGATCCAGTGAACTGTTGATTGGGTTACTAATATAACCATTGCCTGGCAATATTAAGTTACCCGTGTTGTCAAAGTTCCAATAATTAACCGTAGTTGCGTTATTGCCGACTCCTATGACTAGATTACCAGCACCATTGCCTAATGGATTATTGAAGGCAATAGCTGCCACATTTTCTGGTCCACTACTATTTGCGGTCCAGCCCACTATCAATGCGCTGTTAGCACCTTCTCCTAAAACTTGAAGAGGTGCATCAAATTGATAGATGCTTGATCCGCCGGCCCCGTTCGCACCAATTACTAAGTTGCTTGGAATAGTGAGATTACCGTCAGTACCAAATGTAAAAGTATTGCCATTAGCATCAAGTGTGATGTTACCATCTAGTGTAGCAATATTAATGATGCTGTTGCCATTTGATAATGGTAATCCACCATTTCCAGCAGCAGTAGTTTGAATGCTACCATCTGGGAACTTAATGCCTGAGTTTGCACGAGACAATTCAAATAGATTGTTCGCATCACTGAATCTAGCAATGATATTATCTGTGGTATGTCCACCCGTAGTAAAGATAACGTCTCTAGTTAAACCTTGACTACCTGTACCTATTACTAAATTACCGCCTGTAGGTAAAGGTGCTTGACCATCAGCATAACCTTCAGTATATAGATATCCATCACCCGGACCCATTGCACTATATTCTGGATCACCAAATCCACTACTATTAAATCCTAAATCTACATAGCCTCCTAAGTCGCTTCCCAAACGACCTTGAGCTACCCAGTCAGCAGAACCTGCGTCAGACACGTTATTAATAACAGCTTGAACATATGCGTTAGAATTACTACTAATTACAAGGGTTGCGTCTGCTAGGCCCAATGTATTTGCGCCTTGACCAACTAAGACACTAGTACCATCTAGAGTAACATTACCTGGTGCAAAGAAATCACCGAATTGATCAAATACGAACTGTCTGCTGGAGTCATAAATGTCAGTGATAATACGTATGTCAGTGTCAGAGTGCAACACCATTTCACTATTTGGTCCGGTGAATATTGACTTTTCACCATCTCCCGGTAGATAGAAAGCGCCACTAGTACCAAAAGTCCATGATGAGTTAGACAATCCGTTCGCAAGGTTGCTACAAGCTACAATCTGTACATTTCCAGTAGCAAGTTCAGTATTACCAAAATCAGTATTAATTGAAATACCAGCAGTTTGGGTGACACCGTTGGATGTTCTTGCCCAAGTCATTTCAAGACCGCCGTGAGGATCAATAGTGTCATCCACATGAAGGAAAATGTGATTGTTAGAATCTACATGTATGTTACCTGAGTTACTGCCTACAAGGTTGATATCAGCGTTCGCTATACTAGTTGAAATAGTAGTATTGCTGAAGGTAATGTTTCCTGTTCCTCCACCACCTCCGGCAGTTGTTTGGATGCTACCATCAGAGAATTGAATGCCTGATCCAGCACGAGTCAAGTGGAACAAATTGTTTGAATGTTCAATTCTTGCAAACTCATTGTTAGCTAGGAAGCCACCTGTAGCAAATACGATATCTGCGGTATTGCTATGGTCGCCTGTAGCGAGAACCATGTTGCCGCCTAAACCATTTGCATAACCTTGAACAAATAGATACCCGTCACCTGGCTCAGTAATCGTGTAATTCGCATCATTGAATGTGTATCCGGCAAAGCCCATATCAGTCCAAGCTTCTTCGTCTCCGCCTCCTGCACCGTCTGCGGATAAATCTGCTGAACCATTTGGATCGTTATTAATGATCGCTGCTTGAATATATTGTGATCCTGAATTAGCAATCACTAAAGTTGGATTTAATAGGTTAGCAGCATTCGCAGCATCGGGTCCAACGTTTAATCTGGATCCTAACAAGTTAACATTTGATGGTGCAGTGAATATGCCGTCACTATCAAAAGTGAAGTGTGAGTTAGCATTGCTGATATCAGTTGAGATAACTACATTGCTAGTACTCTTAATTTCAAATTCGTTGTCAATATTAGGTTCAATAACCCATTGATTGCCAGCCGAAGCTGGCCAATATAGTGCGCCTCCCTGTGCAAAGTTAAACACTGCGCCGTTCGCACTGATTTCTACATTGCTTCCGGATGCTGGAGTTGAGGAAATTCTATTAGCACCTACTGTTCCTGTATACGTAGGCAAGTAGCTAGCCACATTACTATTACCGTAAGTTCCTCCTGGTTGGCTAACCCAACTTAGATTTCCGTTACCGTTTGTTGATAAAAGTTGTCCCGCAGTTCCGCCAGTGATAGTTATGTTGCCTACAGCACCTAAGTTGACATTTCCTGAAACAACTAGATTTGATAGAGTACCAACACTAGTAATGTTCGGCTGCGCCGCATTTGTTACTGACTGTGCTAGTACAGAACGAGCAGCAGGGGCAAAATAAGAACCGCCGGCTCCATTCAGTATTAAGTTTCCTACTATCTGCAAGTTTGCCTTCTTAGTAGTAGGCGTCCCTGCCATATCTACTACAGGTATTAAAGAACTATAAGCAATATTGTTGCCGATATCTGTTAGTGCGGTTATTCTTATAAAATCCATTTTATTTTCCCTATTGTTATTATGAGAATACTACTCCATTGTTTCCGATGCAAACCCACTTTGAAGCAATATATTGCAATATGCATCCCGCGCCGTTGCTCGTAAACGACATGCCGCCTGCTCCTCCCCATGCAGCATTAGTAACTGTGATAGTCATTGTACCTGTTCCGCCAACTCTCATAAACGTTTTAATTTGTCCATTTGTTCCAGCAGCTAATGTAGCGGTCTCTGAACCTGCTGTAGTAAAATAACTTGTAGTTAGTGCAAGATTTACTGCTGCGCTTGGAGCTAAGTCTTCGCTGCCATTTGCTATTAGTTTGCCGTTAGCAGTCATATCCTTTACTGCTATATTACCACTTAAAGTAATATCATTTGGTAGATTGACGTTAATGGTTCCAGCATTCACGACTGGACTGCCGGAAACAGTCAATGTGCTACTCTGTATGCCTACCGAAGTTACAGTTCCACCCAAAGATGCAGCAGAGATTGTTACACTACCATTTCCGCTAGATACAAGAATTCCGGGACCCGGATTAATTCTCGTTACCCCGGTGTTA